TTGTTACTTGACCTGTCGTGTAGTCTATTGTACCTTGTGAACTGTTAGCATAAACTCTTGTTGAACCTGATAAACTATATCGTCTAACATTTCCTTGACCGTCATCATCTAAAAAGAATATTGTAGATGTATCACCATCAATTTTAAAACCTGTAGATGTTAAAATACCACCAGCTGCACTATTGTGACCTGAATGAGGATTATAAAGAGCATTTCTATAGTAAATATCATATCTTGTGGATGCTCCTATAGTTGGCGTAAACTCTTTTCTAATTTTTAGTGTTGTAATGTTTGAAACAATACTTGTATCTGTACTATCAATTAAACCTATAATTTTTGAATATCTGAATACACCATCAAATTGATTTAATATATTTGTATTATAATTTGTTAATGTTGTAATTACATTTGATTTAATTGTGTCTGCTGTCTTAGCAGTTGTTTGTTCATTGAATTTAACATTTGAAGTTAACAAAATACTTGTTGTTTCTGGATCCACAATTTCTGGTCTAACTGATACTACATTAAATTTCTTTAATTGATTTTTAATTGTTTCTTTTGTAGATGTTGTCAATACAGAACCAGAAATAGGTTTGATTGCAATTTTAACAACACCATATTGAGGTGTTTCATCATCTTCACCACCCCAAGCACTTACTGATTGTGCATTTGGATAAACCGACTTTACAATTGTTTCATAATCTTTTGAAGTAACAGCTCTATCTTGTGCTGTGTATTGTAAAGGTGCATTGTATCTGATTGATTCTTTTGTTTGTGGTTCTGAACCGTTAGCTGCATTTGATGTAGTTGTAATTGATACATTTGAAAAACCGTCAATGTCGCCAGATAAACTAAACGCACTTGCTCCATTTCCTTCAGTTTTATTTGTTACAATATATTCTAATATTACAATATTGCCGTCTGATAATTTTTTACCTAAAATACCATCACCAAAATAAACTTCAAATTTGCCATCTTCAACTTCTTGTAAAAAGTAAACATTAGATGTGTCAGTTAAATCTGAATAACCTGTTGCAAGATTATAAACAGTTTGTGTACTGTCGCTTGATGAATTTTGTATTGTTACTTTTAATGTAGATGTATCTATATTATTATTTTGTAAATTAAATGCTTGGTCAGGATCCGTTGTATCAACTGTATATTTAAAAGTTACTAAAGTTCCTTCAAAAACATTTACATTTGAAAACTGAAAAACACCAGCGTCTGGTTGAATTGTATATGCTTGATTAGTTACAAACTGATAACTTGTTCCGTCAATTGAAGATGTAAAAACTGTTCCCTTATCCATTGTAATAGATGTTGTTGTGTTTGCAACATTATTAATTTTTACCGACAACTCTGCACTTGAAGCTCTGCATGATGTTGGTGTATAACCAATCATCTTTGCTAATGATACAATGTTTTTTCTTATGTCTGCTGAGTCTAAATACATTTCATTTGCCAACATATTGGCATTAAAACCTAGATAGTGTGTATTGTATGATAGAACATCTAATAGAACAGCGAAACCAGAACCTTCAAAATCATAATCCTGAAATTCTGATTGACCTTGCATAAAGGTTTTTAAATTAGTTTTTATATTATCAAAATCTAAATCTGATACTGTTAATTTGTTTGAAGCCATCTATTTACCTAATTCTTTGTAATGTTGTTGTAACTGAAACCGGATTTGGTAAGTTTAAAACATAAAAGTTTACTTCTACATTTATTCCGTTTCTGTCTGCGTCTTCGTTAACAGCTATAGAAGAAATATTTGCTCTTGGTTCATAATTTACCAAAACCTCTTCAATCTTTCTTCTTATGAATATGCCTGTCATAGGTGTAAAGTTTTCAAATAATAAATCTCTTACACCGCAGCCTAATTCTGGATGAAAAGGCCTTTCATAAAATTGTGTGTTAACTAAATTTCTAACACTTCTTTTTACAGCATTAACATCTTCGATTTTTACAACATCATTAGTTACAGGATGTCGTGTAAAATCAAGGTCAAGGTCTTTATAAGTCCTAACTGCCTTTTTACTTTTGTTTATGCTAGAAGCGTCATAGTTTGCCATATCGCTAATATTTATAACAGTTTTTTAAATTAACCAGCAAAAACATTAGGAGAACCTGCTGCTACGCTTGTGCAACCAGATATTGCGTCACCAACTCTACCACAACCTTTGCCATTTACAAATACTGTTGATGAACCACTTGCTATCGGAGCTGCATGAGAAGGACATGGTACACCAGGCAATAAATGACCTGTATTATTATCTCCTTGACGAGATACTCCAATACTATTTACAAATACATTTCCTGACCCAGCTGCTCTTGTCATTCCTGAACAATGAGCCACATCTGCGTCACCTATTCTAGTTACCGCTGGCACGATTTAATAACTCCTCTAATTTAGATTGATATGTTGACATTTCTTCATGTTGTTCCTCTGTATGAGGTGGTTCTGGATAATCAGGCTCAAAAGATACTACATGATTAAACGACATTGGTATGTCATCAAAGTTTGTAAACTTTAATACTCTTTTATCTTTAAGAATAGTAAACTTACCAATCATCTATCTAGCCAATTTTGCTTTTAAGGCTAATCTTTGTTTTTCTTGTAAAATTGATTGTCTTAATTTTCTACCAATTGGTATGATTATAGAATGACACATCTGTTTACCTTTTTTACTGATATATTCAACACTAATCTCTTTATCTTTAAAATCACCTTGTACAGCTCTTGTTGCTTTCTTTAAACTGATTTCTTCTTTTTCTTTTTCTACACCATCTGCATTCCAAAACTTAAATAATCTCATTTTGCTCATATTAACTTTCTATGTTATATTTTTCTTCGTCAATATACGAATCACAACGACAATTACTACAACAATTTATTTGTATGTCGTTTCCGTCACCATCTTTGTGTGTTTGTAAACAATTTGTTCCACAATGACATGAATGTCCGCAATTTTGACAGTTTTTCATTATAATACTATTTATATTAGAAACCACAAACCATTTTTCCTGCTTTGTATTCTGTTTCACCAATATTTTGAGAGTTTTCTACGACTGATTCGCCGATTCGCTCATAATCTGGCGAAATTTTGCAATTTTTAACAGTTTTTGAACAGCCGGACGCTAAAAAGAACAAAAGTAGAACAAATAAAATAAGAAATCGTTGATTTATAAGGGTTTTTTGCATGATTTTTTTAAAAAAAAGTGAAATTAATGGTTGCCTTTAGTATTTATCTATGGTAGGATGGACACATAATGAAAAACAAAGGAAAAACTATGAAAAACACTATATCAAGTCTATTAATTATAACTGGTATCATAATGATGGCCGGTTCTGCTAATGATTGTGACGGAGCTTGTATGGAAACAGCGAATACCTTGTCTGAAATGCTAATGATTGCACTTCTAGGGTTGGTTGTATCAGGTTCTGGTGCATTACTAATGGCATATAAAAATAATTCATAAAAAAGTGAAAAAAAAGGTTGCCAAAAGCGAATCAATCTGTTATAATATACACATAAACAATAAAAAAGGACACTAAACACTATGATGAAAGTATCACAAAAATGCGAAACACTAGAAGAAGGAATTAAATTCTTAATGGCTGGTGCAAAAGCCGATTATGTTGCAATGTCAACTAATTACGGCAATAAAGAATTAACTGGTTACAGTTTAGAACAAACTGATAATTGGGATAAAAAAACAAAAATCTCACAAGGTAAGAAATACATTAAGATTGTACAAGATACTGGTGTGTTTTGTTTTATCGTAAAAGAAGATTTTAAACACTTTAAAAAAGGTGATATATTGAAAGCCGCTGGTTACAATGCACCTGCTTTAAATCAACCAAGAGGTAATGTACTTAGTGGCAATTACCCAATACAATGGACTGGTCCACTATACTTAAAATAAACTGAAAAGGAAACTTATATTATGAAAAATGTGAAAACTGAAATACAAAAAATGAACCTTACTCAACTTAACGAACTATCTGAGTTTATATCTGATATGAAAGTTATGGTTGGTAAAGCAACACTATCTGTTGGACAAAAAGTATTTGTTGTTCAAAAGACTAAAAAAACTCCTGGTATTATTACCAAAATCAACCAGACTAAATGTGTTGTTGATATGTTAGGTCGTAGCTATCGAGTACCAATGTCAATGTTAGAGGCTGCCTAATGAATAGACGAAGAAAAATCTTTGAGAGGGTAGTTAACCCTCTCTTAAACAAATATTTAACGGATCCATTTGGT